GTGATCACGAACACCGTCTCCAATTCGCTTAGGTCTTGTTGGAGCACTTCGACTGCACGTCGAAGTCCACTTTCGTCGAGTTTATCAAAAACCTCATCCCACACGGACAGGTTGATCGGTTCGGACAACCGCCACCGTGCGCACGCGCGTAACGAGAGCGCTACGATCAGATCGACGCGACGGCGCTCGCCGTTCGACAAGCTCTCATAGGTGCACGCGTCACCAGCCCGGCGAACCCGCAGCAAGTTTTCCGCGCGCGTCTCCCGCACCGTGTTGAATTCGACGCGTAACGCGCCGTCGCTGAGAATATTCGCGTACCGATCCGCCGCCTCGTTCAGGATCGGCGCAGCGGCCCCGAGAATCTCCGCTTTTAATTCGTCGAAGCCTCGCTTCGACCACACTTGCGCGAGCACCGCATTTCGCCGCGTGTCGGCGATTTCATCCGTGAGCGACGCAATCCTCTCTTCGGCGTCATTCAGATTTCGGGTCTGCGTCTGAATGATCCCGAGTCGCCGCTGTGCACGTTGGCGGATGTCCAGTAGCTCGCGCTCATCGTTGCGAATTTGTCCCTGAACACCCTCGCGCACCGTGATGATCCTGGTGACTTCGCGGGCATGTGTCTGTCGGCGTGATAGCGTCTCCTCGGATTGTGCGAGAGTGACCTGCCACGCGGAGACGAGGCGGGCCGCATCGTTTACCAACTCATCGCGCCGAGCTTGAGTCAAATCCGATTGGCACACCTGACAACGGGCGTTGAGACTTTGCATCGAGACCAGATACGTCTGCGCGTGCCGCAATTCCGTGAGCGCCGTCGCGTGCTCGCCCTCGGCTGCGCGCAGCAATTGCATCGCACCGTCTCGATCCACCTCGTCAATGCGGGCATGCGCAGCGCGCGCCTCGCGAATCGCTTCGATCAATTCGCTCTCGCGAGCCGACTCGTCAAGATTTTCTAGCTCGTGAATCGTATTGCGCGCCGTCTCGCTCTGGCGGGTCCACGTCTCGAGTTGCAGCACGCGCTCACGCGCCTCGCTCTCGTACTCTCGCGCCCGCTCGGCGGCGATCTTCGTGGCGCGCGTGAAGTCATCGAAGCGCAGGACCGATTCGAGGAGCTTGATTTGTTTCGCGAACGTCGACCCGGCGACGTCGAAGCCTGAGCCCTGCAAAAAGATCGCGTTGCGCAGCGTACGGTAGTCGAAGCCGAGGAGCGACGAGAGATCGTCCGTCGCCAACGCCGCGTTGACGCCCTGATCTTCTAGCGCGACGTAATCGCCGTCCGCGTTGAGCACCCGAAGATCGAGCGACGGCGACCCTGTGCGCCGTCGCGATCGCCGCGCCGAGAATGTGCCGCGTCGTGTTTCGAAACACGCCGTCACGTCCGCCGCGTGAGTGCCGTAGCACACTTCGTCACCACCGATACGCTCGTCACCGTAGCGCGCCATCTTGCCCGTGAGCGCCCATGTGAGCGCTTCGAAGATCATGCTCTTGCCCGCGCCGTTCGAATCGAACGCGTCGCCGCTATCGCGATTCTCGCCTTCGACGAGCACGAGCCCACGGCGATTCAGATCGAGCGAGAAGGGTTCGATGTAGCGCGCGAACGACTGCACGTCGAGATGAAGAAATCGTGGCATACCTAGTTTCCTAGTTGCGATCCATCTTCGTCAACGGCACCGCTAGTGATCCAGTCGGGGTCGGCATTCGGATCAGTTGTAGGCGTCCCAGGTGGGAAGGAGTCGAGCGCGCCGCACTGAACACAACGAACACGCTCGTCGTGACGCTCAGGCGTTTTCCACGTTTTGCACTTGCGGCAGACCGGCTTGCCGCCTTTGCTTTTGTTGCACCACTCGCAAGATGTGACACGGTTCTCGTCCGTGTCTTTCCCTCCGAGAATACGGGCGACAAGGTGATCGATGTGAAGAGTCGAGTCGTCACCGGATTCCCCACAGTGGACACAACGATAACCGTCACGCGTGAAGATGCGGGTGCGCATGCGCTTTTTCCACGCGGCTTGGATTTTCGCGCGGCGCTTTTTCTGCGCGGGCGATTTGTAAAATTCACGCTGATACGCCCGTCGATCCGCCGAGTCTCGGTGTGCCACGATCATCACCGTTGCGCGTCACGCAAACACTCAAGCCCGAATGTGACGATGTTTTCGCGATCGGACTCGGCAACGTCGGGATATTGCCGGTCCACCCACGCGCGAATGACTTGCTCATCGACCATCATCGATTGACTCAGCACCCGCATGGCTTCGGTCGGCATGCGCACTTCGACCGGCAAGCAATCGAGCCATCCCTGATCGCGCGCCTCACGCTTCACGTCTTCGAAGAGCGCGGGCGGCGTGTTGAGCACACGGAGAAATCCGCTGTGCTCTAGCGGCGCGACGCCGATGCGTGGGTACGACGTCGTGACAAACTTCGGCGCGCCGAGCTTGATCGCGCGCGGCGCGCCGTTGCCGTCAGGGATGATCCAGCAGTAGCGGTCGCCCGTGTCACCAAAATCGAAGTGCAGCGGTGCGCCGACGTACAGCACGCGCCCGTCTTGTTCGACAGCGGGCGCGTGCACATGACCGAGGATGATGCGCTCGAAACCGTCGCAGTCGCTCAGTCGCAGCGCCGACGGCACGGCGTACTCGCCGCCCGTCATCACTTTGCCGTCGAGCGCATAGTGCAGAAACGCCATCGTCGCGCTGCCGGGATTCTGCATCTCTTCGACGATGCGCGCGCCGTCCATGTACGGCACGAACAACGGCGCGCCGTGCCCCTCAATCGCGATGAGGCGCGGCGCGTCCACGACTTCGATGCCTGCAAGCTCAAGCGGGCCGAGTGAGTGCGTCGTCGCTGTCTCTTCGTCGTGATTGCCTTTCAGCACGATCACGTGACGGCGCTGGCTTTGTTCGACGAGCCACTCCATCAGCGGCGTGTACACGGAGAAACGCATGTAGTACCGCTGATGCGTTAGATCACCGAGCACCAACAACGTGCTCGCGTCGAATTGATCGGCAACCTCTCCGATTTGCCGCAGCACGTCCATCAAGTTTTCGAAACGCGAGTTGCGCCCATTGGGCAACGTCGTGGCGAACCGAGTCCACGGATGCGCGTGCAGATCGGACGTCACGAGGATCATCGCGGGGTATGGTCGATCCACCCGTAATCTCGCGGCCCGACCGAGACGACGCCGATGAATTGAGCGCCCTTATGATTGGCGACGATCAAATCGAAGCCGTGCCCCGCCGCACAGAAGAGCCGCACTTGCGTATAGCCGCCGCGCGTTTGAATCGGACTGTCGTACTCGTCGCGATCAGGATGGACGGTCACGCACCCTGCTTCGCCATCAGGACCTTGCTGCTCAACACAATTCTCGCCACAGACGGGGCACGAGAGGGACCACACAAGAGTCGTTTCTTCGCCATTGAACGGGTCATGCTGGAGAACATCCTGCGCCCTTCTCATCTCACAGGCTCCCTTCTCGGCACGGGTGTGCGCACTTCGTTGTTGGGATTCATGACGACGAATTCATCGCCGTCAGGCACGACGTACAGCGGCGGGAGATGAACGAACGCGCGCCCGTAGTCGTAGGCGCGCGCCCATTTCTCCGCGTCTTTCTCTTTCGTGAATCGCTTCGCGATCAGTGGCCTTGGCATGGCCCGTTGCAGACCGTGCACTCGACTTCTTCCGACGCACGCGACTCACGCAACGACCGTCGCCGCTGCGCGATTAACTCGTTCACGCGCGCTTCCAACACCGTGTCGAGTGGCTCGCCCGGCGACTCTCCGAGCGTGCGCGACGTTTCGAGGCACTCGCGCGCCGCTTGCGTGCACTCGACGAGCGCACTCGACCACTCTTCGAGGACGACGGTCGCCTCGACGCCGAGCCCTTCTTCTTGCACGAGCGCGACGAACGTCGCGAGCGCATCGATCAGCACGCCGTCGGCGGCGTCGCGAATCTGCTGCCGGATTTCACTCGACGCCATCACGCGTCACATTGCCCGCGTCTTCCACGCGGCCGTCGAAGTAGAGGTTGAGATTTGTGGTCTTGAACGGCGGTGCGAGCTTCGACTTCTCGACACGAATGCGCGTCGTGATGCCGATCACATCCGCGCCGCGCTTCACCTGACCCATGCGCGTCAACTCCAACGTCAGATGACAGTAACGCCGCAGCGCACGCCCGCCCGGCGAGTACGTCTTCTTTTCGTACGGCGACGCGTTTGCTTTCTCCCGCACTTGATTGATGAAGATCAATCCAACCTGCGTGCCCTTCAGCGGATTGATGAGCTTGCCGAGATTCGCTGACAAGAACGCCGCGCGTGCGGCCCGGCGTCCCTCTTCATCGAACGGGCGCTCTAGATCGACTTTCATCGGCAGCGCCGCGAGCGAGTCGAGCATGATGAGCGCCGGGCTGTTCCACTTCGACATGCGTTCGATCGCCTTCCACATCCGTGAGAACGCGTCTTCGAGGGTTTCAGGCTCGCTGATCGGCAGCATGTGCGTATTCACGCCAATCGCCGTTGCGCGGTCGTTGCCCTCGCTCTGTTCGCCGTCGAGAAAGTAGACGATGATGCCTTGGCGCTGTGCTTGCGCGGCGAGGTAATTGATGAGCGTGGATTTGCCGACGCTCTCGCCGCCCGTAATCTGCACGAGCTTCGCGAGTGGGAATCCGCCGACGCCGATGATCGTGTCGAGCGCCTCGCTGCCACTCGGGAACACTTTGACGTCGGTGTCGTACTCACCGAGCCGTCCGATGCTCTCGGGACCAAACTCTTTGCGAATGTCATGAATGAGTTGGTCGATCTTCTTATCGATGTCTTTCGTCACGACTGCGACCGGCTCGCGCTCAACCGGCTCACGTGAGACGGGCTCACGCGCGACGGGCTGACGCTTCGGTGCAGCCTCGGGGAGTGGATGTTTGCGGGGACGCCCGCGCGGGCGCTTCGCTTCCTTCGTCGTTGCACGAGCCATGTGCCGATCCTTTCAGCGCGCGAGGGGAGGGCGGCTGTCAATTCAGCCCTAGCGCGCGCACTACCGTCTGCCGACGGACCCTCCCGTTTGCTACGCTGCCGCCGCTGTGAGCTTCGCCGTGAGGCACGGCAGCAGCACACGGCATCCCTGGCACATGGAGTCGGTGGGATCGGGCTCCTTCGTGTAGCAGTTGGGCTTCCGAATCTTTTCGACTTCAGCGGGCGTCACTTCAGCGAATTCCGTGAAGCTCGCTTCGACGCACGCGGCGCGGCCTGTCGCCCACGGATCGCCGCCGTTGTCTTCGCTGACCGGCTGACGCTTCGGCTTCGCCGCCGCCTCGGCCTTGGGCGTCTCAGCCTTGGGCGTCTCGACCTTCGCCGTCGGCGCGGCTTTCGGCTCGGCCTTCGGCGCAGCGGTCGCCGTCTCGGCCTTGGGTGCCGTCGCCGTCTTGCTCGTCTGCGGCAGCGCGCCCGTCGAGCGCTCGCCCGCAATCGCCTTCAGCATGTCGGCCTTCGTCGGCTTCTTGCGAAGCTCGGTCAGGTCTTCGATCTTGTCGAGCCAGTCCATGTCGCGCAGCGCCGACGGCTGCTCTTTCGGCTTCAGATCGTAGTCGTTGAAATCCGTGCCGGGCTTCTTCCACATCCGAAACACGATGTCGCGCCCCGTCTTCGGATGCGAGACGTTGCGGAAGTTGCCTTCGTCGTCGTGAAAGCACATGCGCAACTTGTTCTCGACTTCGGTCGCGAACGCGTAGCGCTGCACGCCCTTGTCGGGATGCTCCATGTCGACGAGTTGGCAGAACGCGCGCACTTTCGCGCGCTGATCTTTCGCCGCGCGAATCTGCACCGCTTGCTGCTCGGGATCGTCTTCGTTTTTCGCTTCTTTGAAAAGCTTGTCGACGTACGTGCAGCCGTCGCAGTCTTCGCCGTACTCGCTCAAGCAATTGATGGCGATCGGAATCGGGCGACCGTTCTTGCCCAATTCCTTCGACGGGAAGAAGTGCATTTTCACGACGACGAACGCGTCGCCTTCCATCTTCTCGTGCGGCGGCAGAAGGCGAACGACGTTGCGGCCCGGCGACGCAACCGTGCCGACCTTCGGGCTCCAGTATTCAGCGCTCGTGTAATTGCGCCGTGCCGCTGCGGCCTCTTGATTCCGTTTGAATGTTTCGGGGTCTACGTCGGTGTACGCCACTGGACGTCTCCTCGTCGTTAGGGGTTAATCGCGCACGGCGCGGCGATCCGGGGTGCGCCCGTGTTGCAGCGTGCGCAGCGCATCGCCGTCGACATGATTTGCGCCCAACTCTCGCGCGAGCGAAGCGGAGAGCGCGGTCAACGTGCGTTGCTTTTGCTCGACGGCGAATTGCACGGCGCGCAGGATGTTCGCCCGTTCTTCCGCCTTGATCAATTCCTCCTTCACCGTCTGCACGTCTACGTGCAACGACGTCTCTTCATCAATGATCTTGTCCGTGACTTTCTCGCCCGCGTTGTTGCGCTCACGCCGTATCTGTTTCGCCGTCTGCCCTTCGACAATCTCGACGCGCAATTTCGCGCGCCCGACTTCGGCGCTCGCGCGGGCGTAGAGCACGCCCCACCAAATCGCCGTGCCGCCGACCTTCTGCACTTCGTCGCGCAGATTGTCGAAGTTGATTTCGGCCAACGTGCGCACGACGTCGTGCGTGCGTCCGCCGAGCGTGACGCTGACATCTGCCGTCGTCATGTCTACCGGCTCTCTTGCCATTACGCTTTCACCTCATTTCTGTCGCGGGGATTATACGCAGCGGGCGCGACAGTCCCGCGATGACTCGAAAAATTTTTGTGTGAGTAACTGTGCGATCCGTGAATAACTTTTGTGAATGAATTGTGAATAACCTCACCCGCCCCAACAATCGACGAGTGATCCGTCTGTACGCAGCGAGCGCCCGTCTAGCTCGCGGTACGGGGCCTCCATCGCCCACTTCATGCGATACATGCCCTCCTCGGCGACGTCACGGCGAAACTGCGCAATCATCTCGTCGTGCATCGAGAAGACGATGCGGCCGGGGAATTTTTCTTTCGTCATCCACGCATCGAGCCGCAGCATCGCGCGAATCATGACGGCGACGCCGCCACGCTGAATCGGGAAATTGCAGCCTTGCCGTTCGGCTTCGAGCTTCAGTTGGAAATTGCGCTCGTGAATCGCCGGGAGCTTGCGATACATGCCGAAGCGCTCGCGCACCATCGTCGTTTCGGTAAGCTCTTTGATGACGTTGTACTGGTACCAACGAATCTCTTCGAAGCGCTCGTAATACTGCGAGATGTACAGCGCCGCGCGCTCTTCGCACGTGCACGTGATGACTTTCTCGGCTTTGCAGACCGTGCCGTTGCGCCGATCCCCGGTGCACCCGAACGCCATCTTGGCGAGCTTGCGTGCGCCTGCGCGGAACAGAATCGCGAAGTTGGTGCTCTTCCAATCCTGTCGCAGTTTCTTGTACGTGTCGTAGGCGCGGCGGTCGATCCAGATCAAATGCTCTTTTTCAGGATCGTGAAACGAGCCCGACGTGCTGAGATAGTTTTCTTTCGGTGAGCCGCCGAGATCACGCGTGACCATCTCGTGCACGTCTTCACCCCGGTCAACGATCGCCTCGATCATGTCTTGCTGCCCGGCGAGAATCGCCGCGATGGCCCACTCTTGCTGCTGATAGTCGCGAATGCCGAACAACGAGTCCTCGTCGGGGATGATGAGCGCCCGCACACTCGGGATGCCGGTGCGTGGGTCCGTCTTCGGCCACGTGTGAATCGGGAACGGCTTGCGCGTGATCAGCCGCGACGTCTCTGCGAGCGCGATGAACGTGTTCATCCGTGCATAGCCGTCTTCATCGATGACCGCGCGTAGTGCCTTGCGCTGTCCCGCCACCGTCTCTTTGCCGTCGACGTACGTACCTTTGATCTTTTCATGCGCGCGATACGTGAGGATCGTTTTGACCGCCGGGTGCGCCTCTTCGAGTTGCTTCAGAAGCTCTTCGCGTGTCGACGGCGCGCCCGCCTCAGTGCGCCCGAGAATCGGCAGGCCGATCTTTTCGAAGAGCAAGTCACCGACTTGCGCGTGCGACGACGGATTGAAATCGTCGCGCTCCGCATACTCGGCTAATTGCGCGCGCAAGCGGTCGAGCGCCGTGCCGAGAAACGCCGATAGCTCATCGAGGTACGGGCGATTGATGCGCACGCCCTGCCGATCCATGCCCGTGTAGAGCCGCACGAGCGGCATGCGCTCGTCGAAGAATGTCTTCGTGAGCCCCGACTCCTCGAGACGTGCCGCGAGGAAATTTTTCAAGCGCAGCGTCGCGTCGCTGTCGCAGCCGTTGTACAGGTGCACGATTTCATCCGGCGCGAGCCAGAGCGCGCCGTAATCCGGCTTGCCGCGATCCGTGTAGCCGTTGTCAATGAGCCATTGATCGAGCGGATCGTCGTAGCGGCCCATCGGCGTGTACGCGGCCGCGCAGACTTTGAGTCCGTGCGCGAGTCCGCCGAGATGATTCGCCCACAAGTGGTGCGCGGTGAGCCCGCAGAAGTAAACGTTGCGCGGCCAGACGCCGAGCGTGGTCTTGCTGACGCAATTGTCGTAGCGAATTTCCCACCCGACCTTGCGACGATCACTCAGCAAGAGGGCCGAAAGCACACCGTCGACGACGCCGAGATCGTGTCGCGACCACGCCGGGAGCATGCCCGAGAGATAGCGCGGGATGACGTACGCTTCGCCTTCGCGAACGCAGATCGACATACAAAAGCCGAGCGACTTTGTGAGATGGTTGCCCTTCGACTCCCAGTCGTAGGCGAATTCGTCATAGCTCAGAACGTCGGCTTGCATCGCCATCAAATCATCGAGCGTACGGATCACCGTGACGTGCGTCTGCGTTTGCGTGCGCGGGCCATGTTCGAGGACTTCGGCGGCGAGCTTGAGCGCGGCGACGATCCAGTGCCGCTGCGCGTACTTGCGCAACGCGTACGCCGGGTGAAACGTCGGTACGATCCATGCGTTGAATTCGTCAGAGCGAACCACGCGCCCTTGATGCTCAGTGATGCCGCCCATTTGCTTGCCGATGAGCGCCGTCATCGCGACTTCGCCGAGGGCCACGATCACTTCGGGCTGCACCGCGCGTAGCTCGTCGACGAGATAGCCACGGCACGCGTCGATTTCAGGCATCGTCGGCTTGCGATTCTTCCCGGCGGCATTCACGCAACGACAGCGCACCGAATTGCAGACCCAACACTCCGCGCGTACGAGCCCCGCCTCCGCAATGCAGCCGTCGAGCATTTCGCCCGCGCGCCCGACGAAGTTGGCCTCGTCGCGCTCTTCCCACTCGCCCGGCCCTTCACCGACGAGCGCGATCCGCGCATGCGGCGGTCCCTCGCCGGGGAGATTCATGAATTGCGAGCCGCGCGTGAAGACCGCGCACGCACGACAGCGCAGCGCCGGGCGGTCGAACGTCGTCCACGTCATCGCATCAATTCCCCAAAGGCGACGTTCTGAAGAATCACGCCGTCGAAATCGACCGTGAGCCCCG